TTGTAGTTCAGCTGTATCGTTTTCAAGCTCTTTCTTTCTAATCTCAACCAATGGATCTTCTGGTGTTTGTGGAGCTAGAGAAGGTAACAATTCATTCAAAATCTCTCCTACTTGTTGAGCGATTGCCGCTTCAACGGCTGCTGGATCAATTTGAGGAACTGGTTGCCCAGCTGCTTGAGCAGCTTCTATTGATTTTTGGAAGAAAGTTGTGACTTGATCCCTTGCCATCATACCAATATGGTCTTGTACATGAGCATGTAGCATCAAATAACCCTGTGGATTGGCCTGTGAAGCAGGATTTGCTAAGAAAGGTATGTGAGCTCTTACATGTGCTTCATGGTCTTGCTCTGGAAATGCTTGTAATGGCATACCTTTTAAGGCATTCCCGTTTTCTGTTGCAGGATCCACGGGCTGTGGTTGTGGTGGTTCTGGTAAAATAGCATCAATATTCTTTATATCTAACGCATCATACATTCTTCTGTACGCTTCACGCAAATTATGCATCTCTGGAGCAGCTTGTGCCATCTGTAATTGTGTTTGAGCAAGCGATAATCGCTGTGACATAGAGAAAATGTTCGGATCTGACACTGGAAGTATGTCCACACGACCATCAAAATCGGCTTGCATTGTCTCTGGGGGCACATTTCCAACAAAATAAGGGTATGGAACTGGATTTTCGCTAAAAATCTCGGCTAACATGCGAAATTCTTGCTTTTGACCATAATGTAGACGCTTATGTATGCTTGAAATAATCTTTGAGCCTTGCTCAATCAACGCAACAGTCGTTCCAACAGGTGCTTGAGAGTTAACATCCGCTATTTTTGCGTCTGCGACCTGTGCAAAACGCTTCCCAGAATCAACAACCACACTTAAAAGTTGTGCTAATGTAGCTGATGGCTCTTTATATGGCAGTGGGATGATGGAGTTTTTAAGATCTCCCCCTGGGACATCGATGTCCCTAAACTCCCCAGGATTAAGAGGCTCATCATCATTACGAATACGAACACCACGAGCCTTAAACCCAGCTGGAAGATTAGAGAGCGTACCCGCATCAATTAACTGCCTGAGAATAGAAGTTGCAGCACGAGATAAACCTCCGATTGTGTGTAATAACCCGAAACCATAAAATCCAAACCCTGGTAAAAATTTAAAGTGTACAAAATATTGTCTCTTCCTTTTTAGTGGGTCTTGTTCTCTAAAGTTTCTAACCACCGATAACACTTTTCCAGAATTTTGATCAATGGTAACAATATAAGGAAGCATGATGCCCGAAGGATTCCCCTCCATATCCGTGTCTTCAAAACCCTCCAAGTCCAAGTCAATGTGGCATTCCAATAAGGTATAAGAGTCGTCAGAGTAATTTGGGCGTAGTCCCAACAACTCATCAGCACGTTCTTGGATAGCTCCTTCATCGTCACCATCGCCTGTTTCAGATAATTCAACATCTCTATATACTCCTGCTACTTGTAGCTTGCGAATATCATTATACGACATTCTTACTACATGTGTAACCCTCTCCGCTGTTCTTAAATCACTAGCTGAATACGGAACAACCATATCTTCCGCTGGTACAAACTTGGAAACGGCTCTCTGTTTGGTTTCATCAAAATAAATCTTTTTGAATGTAGATCCCGTCAACGGCAAATAAAATAACATTTGATCTGTGTCTGGGTCATATTCCTCCATGATTTCAGTAATCTGATAATTCATGAAGTCTTCCACACGCTGGGCTTGATCCTCAGTTTCCTTGGTCGGTGTTCCAAGAATCTGGGTCTTTACAGGACCACCACTTGGTAACATCTCCTTGTAAGCTTGTGCTTGAAACTGAGTAACAGCTTCAGAAAGTAACGGGTGAGTTACACCACTGGCTCCCAAGAAAGGTTCACTTCTATCCTCATAATTAATACCAAGTAACCCTAATCCCTTGGCAATCGCTTCTTCCCAATCTTCCCTTGATTCAACATCTTCACGAAACTTGGCTCGAATATCTGATGATAATTCTCCCAAAACGTCATCGTCAAGAACCTCTGCAAGATTGGCGTTATGATCATATTCTTCTGCCTCAACTTCTACTTCCTCACCATCAATGAGTTCAACGCCTTCTGGCATCATTTCCATGTCTTCTTCTACCGCAACTTCTATCTGTGTATCATCGTCCATGGACCCTGGACCACCAGCCCCCATTGAGCCTTCAACCATACCTGCTATTTGTCTAGGTTCTATTGCCATTAGTATATCCTCGTAGTTCGTTTTTTACCGGGTAGCATTCTATCTGAAAATTTATTTATAACAGTTTTATATTGTTTTTTCTTTAGATTCACGGATCCACCTTTCGCCCATCGACCTGTATCCCGCCATTTTTGCATGGATTGCATTAACTTATTCATATCTCCATCAATTCCGGGTGAATTAAGTTCAGGTTTTTTAGATCTAATTTTTTTAAGCTTTTCTTTCTCGGTTGCTTGTAGTCTTTCTTTCTGTGCTATTCTCTCTTCTGCTATTTTCTTAGCTTCTGCTTCTTGTTTTGCCTGTGCACGGGCCTCGGCAAACTTTCCACGATCCTCGGCAGTTTTTCTTAAACCAGGTACTTTATTCTGCCCTATAAACCTGATTCGTTTCATAATGTCGCTGTCACCCGGTGCAGCTTTCGCTAAATCTTGATAGCTCTGCATATTAGGATCTCTAATTAAACGCTGTCTTATTTCACCTTCAGACATGTTAGCTAAATCAGACTCCGAAAAATCAGAAATTCTTTTTGGTGTATATGCCTCGTCTGAAATATATAAACTTTCTTCTCTTGTTCGTCTTCTTACAGGTTGTACTGTTACCTCATCCGCCCTGACAGTCTCTCTCATCTTGCCATCTTTAGACTGTATTGTTACTGTTTTTGCGTAAGGATTTACTTTTTCTACAATACCATTTTGTATTTTTTTAGAACTAACTGTACTGCCTTTTTGTACTGCGGCTTTTCCAGCAGATTTAAGTCCTTGTTTTATTAATTCGCCCCAGCCCGACATTAGTAATATTCCCTTGCTCGTTTTGGATACCAATTCTCTGGTATCTCTTCACCTTTTAAATCTATAAAACCACCCTGTCTAAATCGCATTAAGGCCATTGTCATACTATCACAATAGTCATCATGATCACCATTCGGAAAGGATGCTACCTCTTCAATAACGTCTTCCGCAAATTTCTCTCCATCAGGATACCATACTTTTCCCGATTCGAATATAGGTGATACTATATGCATTCTCATAGTTTTATCAACACCGCCTCCACCTCTTCGTCTACCAGGACTAAACGTAGTAACAGGAAGATTCAATAATCTTAATTCATCTGCTAAAGGTTGTCCACTCGCTTTTGCCTCAATCAACATCATATCAGGTTCCCAGTACTCATTTTGCTCTAATGCAATCTCTTTTAACTCTGGAAAACTCCATCTGCCCTTTTGAGCATCTAACATTATTAAATGCTGATCACCATTTTCTTTCGGCTCAAATACACCCCAAGTCGTAATCGCACTAAAGTCTGCTGTCTCTTTTTTACTATATGCCGTATCATAACTTTGAATTATATAATCTAGTCTCGGCGTATCCGATCTTTCCCAACTCTGCCACCAATCTCTCTTGATCATGGCAACAGCTTCCGATGTCGGATTTTGTTGCCATTGTGCGTTCCACTTGACCGGGGACAGTGAAGCCTTGACCTTTAATAGTTCTTCTACTTGCCAAAATTCAGGCCATAATGGTTTATCATTTGGAAGTATAGCTGGAAATTCTATAACCTCCCATTGATCAGACATAGTGTCCATCGTCATATTCTGAACTAATCGTCCCGTCAGATCCTTCTTAGACCATCTGGTTTGTACAATGATAATGGTACCCCCCGGTTGTAATCTCTGTCTCGGTCCCGATGTGTACCACTCATATGTATTATCATAAGCAACCGAGGACAATGCATCTTGTTCCGAGTGCGGATCGTCAATGATCAACAAATCCGCACCACGACCAGTCATTGCTGCACCCACCCCCGCCGCAAAGTATTCCCCGCCTTGGCTGGTCTCCCAACGACCCGCCGCTTGGCTATCCTGTTTCAAGTCCGTTTTGGGAAAGATCTCAGCATATATGGGATCGGCAATGAGATCTCGGACTTTTCTACCAAATCTTACAGCAAGTTCCGTGTTCATGGTAGCCTGTATGATTTTTAATTTAGGATTACGGCCCAGGAACCACGAAGGCATTAAATATGACGCTAATTCTGACTTCGAGTGTCTAGGTGGCATGTTGATGATCAAACGCTTCAAGTTACCCGATGCAATGTCCTCGAGCTTTTCTGCGATGATACGATGATGTCTGCCCTCTATAAATCCTTCATATACATGTTTAGCATAGGCAAGAAATTTAGTTTGAGCTAATTCTCTGGTTTCAAGTCGTCTCTTCTGTTCTTCCAGTAACAGAACTTCTTGTAACACTTCTTTAGGTAATACATCTAGGTTCATGCCCAAACAATAATATATTTAAATGAAATTATCAATCATTGTAATTATTAGTGTGTAAGTTACCCTTGCCCCGTGTTTTAGGGGGGTGGCCCCTCTTGCTTAAGTAAAGTTATCTGGCTTTCCATGGGAGTAACCCCGATCTTTAAAACGAAAGACTCGCAAGCTCGCTTTCGTTTTGTCAAATTTTTGAGGGGTGCAATGCATAGAGTGCATATCGGAAATGCAATAATGTAAAACTTTCTGCTTCACTTATGGGAAGAACTGGGATACACTATTTTTATAACTACAACCAAGGAGGACAATATGAATGTCGAAGAAATAACATTAATGATGGATTCAACTAAAATCCTAAAGGATATGTGTTCAAGCAATCATGCACATACTAAATCCTTAAACATGGAACTTCAAAAGCTTGTAAAAGTAATCATGGAAATTAACGAAGCTTTACAAGAAGTTGATCAAAGGCTTAATAGATTGGAGACAAAACAATGAAATGTTCAATCTGTACTAGCCAAATAGATATTCAAGCTAATGGATTTGAGGGAGGGCATAACGCCTTCCCTCTTTCTAATGGTCGATGTTGCACTAGGTGTAATGATACTGAAGTTATCCCGATGAGAATCGCAATCATAGCCTCGGGTCGAGCAATGCCAACCAAGCCACTCAAAGATATTTTCAAAGAGCATCGCAAAGCAAGAGCTTTAGCTAAAGTATCTTTGAAGAATATAACAAAAGAAGTTAACAAAAGGAAAAACAATGGATAGGCAAAGAGAACTAGAAGAAGAATGGTGGTATCATTACAATGCAAAATGTGATCACATTGCAGAACTTAAGAAGGAGCATCATGATCCGTTTTGGGATTGTGACTATAAAGGCAGAATGCCTAATGATCCCGACTATGAAAAATAAACAAGTTTCCTTGGGAAAAGGGGAGAGCTTCGGCTTTCCCCTTTTTTTTATTCATGCTTCCCGTCCGTTGGGTCTCGGGTCGCAAGTTTGAAAACGAAAGACTCGCAAGCTCGCTTTCGTTTTGTCAAATTTTTGAGGGTCGCAATCATAAAACTTGATTCGATGTATCAGAAAATATAATTCGCAAACCAGGTTTTTTTATTGACCTTTTTACAGTCTTAGATTATCCTATAATTAAAATAAAAGGAGGACTAACATGAGACTTTCAGTCGAAGAAAAAAAGACCAAGAAACAAAGAAAGCTTGATGATAAGATTTATGCAGAAGGTAGGCTTGACCAGTTATTAAATAGTCATCAAGAAATATTTTGTATTATTCGCCACGTTTCTTATAGTGGTATGACTCGACACATAAGCTTTTTTATTATTGATAACCAAAGCAATCAACCTTTGTTTTTGGATAATTTAATATCGGATTATCTAGACTATAGACCAAACAAAACCTATACGGGTTTGGTTGTTAATGGGTGTGGAATGGATATGGCTTTCTCGGTCGTCCATCACCTACAAGAACAAATGAAACATTCCAAAAACACAACCTTTATAGATTATGATTTCCGTCATAGAATTATCTAGCATCGGGAGGCGAAAGCCTCCCTTTTTTATTTTATTTTCCCGAAGCCTCACATACTTAAAACGCAAAGCTCGCAAGCTCCCTTTGCGTTGTCAAATTTTTAAAGGTCGCAAGCTCAAGTTGCCTCGGGTTTTGACAAAAAAAAGCTCGCAAGCCTCCCTTTTTTTTGTGTCTCATCGTTACAAACTCGCAAGCATTCGGCAATTGAACCATGAACCAAAAACTTTGGTTGCTCTTGACCAAGAACAATGGAATTCGCAACAAGATATCCGTCAAATAAAAATGCATTGGAGGTGCGAGGGTCTTTGACCAAGATAAAAGAGACATAATTATTTTTATATATCCTAATATGTGTTGATATTTGGGATTTTTCTAATTTAATCTTATTTCCTTTTATAGGTGCTTTAAGTTCTATAAATAATGGCAACATTTCATTTATAATAATTAAATCTGGAAAACCAGAATTATATTTATTCTCTATTTTTTGTACAAAATCAGATTTTTTTAAATTCATTTTTATCTGTTTAAAAAAGTTTTTTTCTCTTGACATTTATCTTATATTTTCCCATAATTAATTATGATTTTATTCGGAGGGCAAACGAATGTTACAAACAACAATTTATAAAAAGAATATACATGATTTAAACAATTATCAATTTAAAGTTTTAAAGCCAAGCACAAACAAAAAACTTGGAAAAAAAGTTTTAAAAGGTAGTTTTAAGGGTTATAAATTTCACACATTAACATTAGTTGAAAGGGAAACTTGTCCAAAAGATTGTTTTCATTGGGACGATTGTTTTGGGAATAATATGCCCTTTGCACATAGAATGAGTGCAAAAGATGAATTACTTTT